GTCTGGTTGTCCGACATGCTACCCGGCTGGCCATAGATGCGGGACAGCGCCGTGTTCGGATCAATCCCCATCAACGCGAACTGCTGCACGCGGCCCATCAAATCCTGTGGGGTCTTCGTCGCCGCGATGCCTTGGTAAAGCTGATCAGCCGTGCCTTTATCAAGCGTGCCGTTGGCCACCGCAGAGCCAATGCCGACGTACAGCGCCTCCACGACGCGCGATGCACTCGCCGGGTTCTGCGGGTCGTATTCCTTAAGCGCCGGGATGGCGATGGCGCCAAGGGCACGCATGCGGGTTGCCGCAAGCGCCTGTTGCTGCGTCTCTAGCGACTGGCCTAGCAGCTTGTTTTGCGCAAAGGCATTGGCGATACCCGCCACCTGACCAACCTGCTGCAACGGATTGGGAGGCGCAGCAACGCCTGTGCCGGCTTGCAGGGCGATGCTGGGGTCAAGTGCCATTACCGCCACGCCCCCAACTTATTGAGCATCGAATACGTTTGATACAAGTTCGCCGCGTTGTTGATGCCGCCAACGATGGCATTTGTGCTGCCAACTGTGCCCGCCGCTTGTGCCGCGCCCGCCGAAGTCATGTTGTTGCCCGCGTTGTTGGCAGCGTTCACACCCAACTGGCCAGTCGTCGCAGCAGCATTGGCCCCCACCTGCGTCAACCCAAGCAACTTGTTAAAAGCGTTCGTCTTGTTCGCCTGGTCAATATCGAATTGCGTTTTGTAGGTGCTATCCGCCAACCCCGTTGCGAAGTTCGCCGCCCCCTTGAGCGCCGCGCCGCTGACGCCAAGCCCCTTCGCCGCCGCTGCGTTCTGAACCGACTTCAGCCCCTGATCGCGCGTGAACTGGTAGCCGGGCGTTGCCTCTAGCGTGGCCTGGTTCGGAGTGAACGGTGCCGTCAGTTCCTTTAGGCGGTTGATGATCTCATCGCCGCCCTTGGTCCCATACGCGCGGTATGGCGCCAGGTCTTCGCGGGTCTGGCCGAACTGCCGCATCTGCAATTCGGCAGCATTTCGCGCCGCAGCGGCTTGCGTGTCGGCAGCATCGCGCGCTGCGCCGGAGGACACCAGCCCACCGACAAGCGACACGCCGCCGCTGACAAGCGCAGAGATGGGATCGAATACCGCCGTCTCCCAAAGAGACGCAGGACCGGGGCTAAACTTCATTCCACCGCTCCACCGGAATCAGGGTCCGCCCCGCACGCTCCACGGGCTGCCCAAGCGCGAAGCCCAACCACTTCAGCCACCGCAGCGACTTGCCGTATTCAACGGCAACCATCGTCTTGAGGCAGACAAACATTTGCAGCATCAACCCGACTTGGCGCCGGGTTTCGCGGAGGTAGAACTTCTTGGCCCGCTCAACTTGCGGCGTAGCCATCATCCAAACCTTGCCTACCACATGATCGTCATCGGGGATCACGCCACCCACGAAGGCCGGCACGCCATCAACCACGCCCGCGAACGTGTGGACCGATTGCGAGATGGCATGATCCAGCACGCGCCAGCCCCCGACGCGCTCAAGGTCCGCGCGCTCCGCCTCGTCCATGGCAGCGAGGAACGCAGACAACAGGCCGGGCGTGATCGGCTCAACCGTCGTCACGACGTAAACCCGGAAGCCGCGATGTTGACCACCGCAGCCGTTGACGCCAACGCCTGCAAAGTCTCGCCCGGTGCCAGCACAAGGTTTGCACATTCCGGCGCAACGTAGGCCTGGCCGGCGGAAAGGCTGTATGCGCTAATGATCCGGTTGCCCGTGGTGGCGCTGCCAGCACTCGGCACGCGATGCACCGTGATCGTGCGGGCCGCCACGTCCGTATTCGTGAACGTCACTGCTTTGATAATCACGGTCGTGTTTGCCGCTGCGGTCACGTAGGCAACCGCCGAAGCGGTCAACGTGCCGGCGCCAAGGTTCGCGGGGGCAATCTGTGCCATGTGTCAGGCCACCATCAGTGAAATCATCATCGGGTCATTCTCCGGCACACGCGGGATATCGCCGGCTGATACTGCCTGCCACACGGCGCTTTCGGTCTGCATTGGTGTCACCACGTCACCCAACACCGCACCCAGCCACGCGGCGAGATCCGGGTTCGCGGCTGGCGTCACGTCAGACATTTTCAACGTTTCAATGACGTCATCGATGGTTGACGTAGCCGGCGCGCCGCCGGTTCGTTCCCAAATCGAGTAGAAAAACCGATACCACGCTGGCGTCATCACGCCGCTTCGCGGGTCCACGAACGCGGTCATGCGTTGCGGGACGCCTTGCGCAATGCCGCTCACTGCTCCGCCTCCGCCATTACAAAAGCCCCGTTCAACGCCGTGCGAACCGGGGCCGACCAAAACACCTCAAACACCCGGTCCCGCGCCATCCCAAGCCGCTGATAGTGGATGGACTTGTAGAACTCGCCGGTTGCGCCAAAGTCGTCTTCAATCGGGTTGGACCACGTTTGCCCGCGCGTGTCGGAATACCGCAGATACAGCTTCGACGGCGCCACGTAGGACAACCCGTCATCCGCGCCGAGGAACACCGGGATTACGTCAGGCCCCAGCGCCGTATCGGCCACCACATCGGGGCCAATCGCCGTGCCGCTTGGCACCGCAACGGTTGAACCCACGTCGCGGCCCACTTCCATATCAACCAAGAACTGTTTGTAGAACACGCGGCCGCCTTCACGGCCCATGTGCGGGAAGCCCCGGCGGCGCAGGATCGGCGCGCCGTTGTCGGTGTAGAGGTTCAGGTCATACGCATACAGTTGACCGGTTTCCCAATCCTGCACCACGGTTTCATTGTAGGCATACGCATGCGCAACCGCCCGGTGCCGATGCTCGCGCCCGTCTCCGTCAAGCCACATGCGCTCATGCCACTGGCCGGAGACGATATCGAGACACCACGTTTTGTCGGCCGTGGGGAACGTCACTTGGTAGAACTGGTGGCCTTCCTGTTGATAGGTAAAGCCAATCGCATCCGCAACGGTTGAGTATCCCGCCAGCGCCGTTTCGATGGCGTGAGTTGATACCCTCTTGGACTGGTAGCCTTGGCCGGTCACGATGACGCGCCCGCCCTGCTGATCCTCAGACACCCAAAAGAGCGCATCGCCCATCTGCGCCACGCTGTATTTCGCCGCGCACCCGTGCTGGATAAACACGCCGTTCATGATCTCATACGGGAAGTTGGCCGCGCCGCTGTTAATCCAGACTTCCGAAGTCCGCTCGCCTAGCAGCCAAATTTCCCGATGCACCACGGCAGCAACCGCTAGCAAATCCGATGCGCCGATCTTGGTCGCGAACCACAGAGGATCAAACGTCGTCGCGTTGCTGTCCCCGACGTAGAACTGTCCGGTGTTGGGCTTGGAGAACACGAAATAGGTGTCCACAAAATCCACGCGGGGCGAGCCGTAGAACGCCGGATTGGCCACCGCCGCAAATGCGTTCGTTGCCAGTTCCACTGTGTAGCCGCTGCCGGCACCACCAACGACAAAGAGCGTCGTCTGATTATCGGCCATGCCCACAGGCACCGTGAAGTCACCCGTCATCGTGCCTACGGAGGTCCATTCCCACGCGCTGCTGACGGTGTAGAGCGTGCGGCCTACCACGGCATACAGCGCCCCGTTGCTGGCCCTGTAGAGCCCCCTGCCCCGCCCCGCCGTGGGTGGCGACGACAGCGCTCGCAAGCCTGGTGTGGGGTAGTAGGTGAACGGCATAGGCGCGTCTTCGGGGTTGTTCTCAGCATAAAGGTTGACGGAGCGCTGGCACGACGCGATGACGCTTCGGGCGACGTAGGCGCCGGTTTTTAGGGCGACGCGCATTTAGGCAAACGCCCACGCGGGCGACGGTTGAACGCCTGATCGCTGTAGGTTGCCCATCGACAATTCCCCGGTTCGTAATTGCCGTTCCCGTCGATGCGGTCCAACGTCAAGCCGGGCACAAACGATGGCCCCATATCCTGCCAGAACGCAGAGAAATCTTGCCATCTGTCGCAAACGACGATGCCGCGCCCACCGTAAAGAGAATACCCTTTGTGTTTCGGGTTGCTGCATCTTTGCCGCATACCATGCCAAACCACATATTGTGGGGTGCGTGCCATTCCATGTTTTGTGCGAAGTTGGCTGATCCGTGTTGATTTGGTACATCCACACGAAACCGACTTCCCATTCACAAGCGACGAATACGCCACATCTCGCACGGTGCCGCAGTCGCACCGACAATTCTTGAACATTCTGCGCTCTCCAACCGCTTGCGCGGTCCAAAAGCCAAAACGCTGTCCCGTAAGGTCGTTCTTTGGTTTCATGAATAAGTTGTATCATCAACCTATTCTTTCATCAACGAAAATTGTCGCTATACACATTGTATCTACGCCCCGGCGTCGGGATGCCCATCGGCATACGCGCCATCGGAACCTGAATGTTCGGCCCCCGCACCGCCCCCAGCGATGCCGCAGCAAGCCGGGCGATGGCGGCGCTTTCGCCTAGGCCATACATCGGCCGAACCCGCACCGCGCCATTCCAGCGCATGGCGTTGATGTAGGCCGGCGGAAAGGCAATGTCGGTCGTGAGGTCGGGGAAGTGTGCGAAAGGCTGCTTAAGGGTCAGATGCAGTTCGCCAATGCCCGACTGCGGCAAAGGCCACGGATAGAAGTTGCCCAGCGGATACGCGGCATCATACCAATACCACGACGGCCAAGCGCCCTGAGACTTCAGGGCAATCCGGTTGTAATCCTCCCGCGATCCAATATCGCCCAACACATAGTCAACGCTTGGCGATGAGATGGTCGAACGGAAGAACGCGGCTTGCACCTGATCGGGCCGGGTTGTGTCGATATCTCCACCCGGCCCGACAGTGTAGGATTGCGCGCCTGTGACCGGAACCGACACGTCAACAAGGTGATAGACAAGCCACCGCTTTGTGGCCCATTCGTCCAGCATCATGTTGAGCGTGTCGAGAACGTCGTTCAGGTCTTCGGCGCGCGGTGTCTGGCCAACGCCGTTAACCCCGGCATCGCGCAGAATCAGCGTGATAAGGCGAACCGGGGTCATGGCGTCGGATCAGTTCGACAGGATGCGGCAGGCGATCTCAGGCCGGATGGCCCGATAGCCGTAAAGCACCTCGATGCGACACGGGAACTGATCGTTGTTGATGTCGTAGGCGCGGACGACACGCATCGAGATACCCTCCTGCACCTTCCGGCCAGCGAAGTGAACGCCATCGGGAAGCGGCAGGTCGGCAGTCGCGAAGGCGAAGGCGTCCTTGTGGTAGACCACGCTCTGCTGCGTGGTGGCAGACGCAGTGCCGACGAACGTAATCGCCTGATTGTCTGCAGCGCCGTTGCTCACGTTCTGGTAGGGGCCAGTGGCCGTGATCGCCGGCGCAATCGAGATAGTGCCGGCGCCGCCCGCATACGCCGCAGTCACGACGAACTGCTGAAGGATGCCGGTGGACACCTTCGTTTCCGGATGCACGCGGAACACGCCAGCGATGGTGAACACATCACCCGCCGCCGCTGCGTTCGCGCCAGTATCCACGATCAGGCTGGAACCAGTCTGCGCAACCGCCGAGTTAGTCAGATACGCGGCATTGCGCGCGCCGAAGGTGAAGGACGGCAACAGGGTATTCTCGGCAAACTCGAAGCCGCCGGTCATACCCATCACGCCTTCCTCATACTGGCGCTTGATCTGTTGCGAGGACTGGAACAGGCCCTTGAGCGAGTCCACAAGATCCACATTCGACTGAGTGTCGATGCGGGCCATGTAGGTCTCTGCGGCTGGTGCCAGGTTGTCGCGCAGAATCTTGCGGCCACCCAGAACGTTGCGCAGGGTTTGCGCGCTGCCGGAACCGTTGACGGTGTTGTATACGCTGGTGAGCATCGACATCGAATCCGCTTCGATGGACGCCGCAAGCTGCGCCATCGCGGGCTCAAGCACCTGCTGCGAGAAGTCGAAGATGTTCAACGCAAGCTGCTGCGAGTTGAACACGGTATGCACGCCGCGCTGGGTGGCAACGGTCAGGGTCGTGTTGGTTTCCTGCACGTCCTGAAGGTTGAGCGCCTGGCCGGTCGTGGTGGTGAACTTGTTGGGCAACCGGATTCGCAGGGTGCTGCCGATCTTCGCGCCCTCGACAGCGAAAGAACTGTCATAGGTGCGATTGATCGAACCGACGAAGTTCAACTTCTGGTGCAGGATTGCCAACGCGGCGTTGGTGATCTTGTCAACGTTAAGCAAAGTATTGGCCATAGGAGGCTCACTTTCGTGAATGCGCCGTCGTCACGACGGGGCGGGGGCGGCTTGCCTAGGGCCGCCTTTGAAGGGGATACGGCTACGCGGGCGCGCGCCTCAGCGCCGGGTTCGCCGCTGATCGTTGAACCATTTTGTCCAGGCTTCGGGGTTCTTGCTGGCGTCAGGTTCGCCCCCCACTTCGGCGCGCGCGGCGCTGATGGGGCTGATCGGCGGGGCGACACGGCTAATTGCCTTGGAAGCCGTCGCAGGCTTTGCAGCCATTCGCGCGACTTCCACGGCCATCCGGGCAGGCGACAAACGAGCAAGGCGCGAGGCTTCGTCCGGGTTCTTCCCAAGTTCGTAATAAACTCGGGCGCCGTCCTCTTTGCCTAGCGCAGTCACGGCTTCCAGAAGCGCGGGCGAAGGGCCGCCCAACATCTGGAAGTTAGACACAGCCTCTTGAAAATCGGGGAACCGGCTTTCGCCGTGGTCCGCGATCTCATTGCAAGCCGCGTTGAAGCGGTCTGCCTCTACCTGCTGCGCCGCGATGCGCTGCACTTCCGACGCTGGCACGTAGCCGGCGGGGATTTGCGGTGCGTCCTGCTGCTGCGGATACTGCTGGCCCTGCTGAATGGTGCGCAGATAGCCGGCAAGTTGTTCCGCTTGTCGCCGTGCTTCATGCTTCTCCCGCGTCAGTTCGTCGATACGCTGTTGGAACCACGGCTTGCGCTTCGGTTCCTCTGGCGTTTCGGCCTGTTCTGCGGTGTCTGCCTGTTGCTCCTGCCCGGTGTCTGGAGCCGTATCGTTGGCGGGCTGAGGCACAGATTCGCCGGTATTCGGCGCGCCCTGCGTGGCGCTTTCTAGTGTTTCGCTCATGGGGTCCATGATGGTTGGGACGCTTCACAGCGTTCCTAGTCGCCCGGCTACCCGCCGGTTGGGTTTAGTCTCTCACGCACGCAACACAAACCGCGTTGTCTCTCACAAAACGCGATTGGTGATCGTCAACGCTTGGCGAAAGCCGCCTTCGGCACCGCCAACTTGTTAAGCCGTGCGACGATGCCCGGCCCGTAATGCTGAACGGCCTTGGCGGTCAGGACGCCTTCGCCCTTGTCCATGGCCACGTAACCGTCATCGGGACCGCGCGGGTCTGGCCCTTGCAGCCGGTTGGCCGTCACGATCCCGCCGCGATACATGCCAGCAAGGTCGGCCATCTGGCCGCCGAAATCGCCTTGCGGACCGCCGCCGATATCGCCACC